CTCCATACCATCGGCACGATCGGGATCATCAGCCTCATCAGTGGCGATGGTGCTGCCTGAGACCTGCGTGACGTTGAACTTGGCATTTTGCACTGCCTTGATTGAGTCACCGCCAGCACTGCCATCGTCGTCAGTGTTGGCAAAGTGTGCCACTCGCTCCATCACGCCAGCATCATGGTAGTTGATACTCACGGCAGAGTTGCACTCACCAATCTGAGCATCGGTTGCTGACAATTTAGCAAAAGCCAACGTTGCTATTCTAGACGCGCTCAGAGCCGCGTGCGTTGCTGGTGTATGCAAGTAGCCATTGGTAGGCGATGCGGTCACTGCAATCGAACCTCGCACGCCTGAGAAGCCTGTAATCATGCCACCATCAAGCTCGACGGTGTACGTGGTAGGATCAAAGAGCGTCGCACTGCCCACAAAGCTAATCGGTGCGAGATGCCCAGCAGTGACCTTGAGCGTTTTCTCTCCAAAGGTTGCCAGTGATGTCGAATCTTTGCGCCGATAGGTTGCCGACTGTTGTGAGTTCTCGATGCCAACGATGACTTGATTGACTACACCACCAAAAGCATTGGTCTGCTCAAGCTCGTCATAGTCGTCAGCGGTCAATGTGCGAGCGCTGGCAGTCGTTGAGTCGTAGAGCTTCGCTCTGATTGAGCCAGTCTCATCAACGTAGAACGTGATGCCGCAAAACTGCGCGATCTCATCGATGATTGGACGCACTGAGACAAACTTCTCATCAGCCGTTGGTGCGTGCCCAATTGATTCGGTGGTCCCATAGTAGCGACCAGTGCGACCAAGACCCACCGGAGAGAAGGTTGTATCACTGCCGTTGGCCTCTGCGGAGCGTGCCATGTCTGCAAGATGCTCATAGTAAGGCTTGATGCTCACCGAGGTCATGTTGAAGTGAGAAATTGACGTTGAGTAATTGGTGGGGTCGAAGTCTGCCGCTGTCGTTGCAGTCGTCTCAGCACCGTACTCGATGAGCTGCTTGGCTACCTCGAGCGGATGCTTGCTGATGAACTTGCCTCCGAACTTGCGGCGCTCAAGATTGAAGATCTCATCAGCGAGTTTGATGACGATAACACCATTGCCAGGCAAGACTTCAGTGATGACACCGACGAAAACCGTGAGATAGTCACCAATGGCGACGCCATCAAAACCGAGTTTGATGTAGACTTTGGCATTAAAGAGCGTTTTGCGTCCTGCCCAATTGCGGATGGTACCGTCATCGATGACTTCAAGTGTCATCGTACCACTTGAGGTCTTGCGCGTGATTGGGTCAACTTTGCGTGAGATGTTGGTCACACTGCTCAAGATGGCGTTGTTGGACTCACTCAAGCCGCTCAAGATGCCGCCAAAGTTGTGGATGCGATATGTGCCGAGCGGATTGGCATCAAGGTCGAAGTCAGCGACCACCACCGGCGTCTGACCGCCCTGCGTTGCGGCATCTCGAAACGATGCAGAGAGTGACAAGACCATTGGTTTAAGTTCCTGAGCTCTTGAATGGTGGTTGCTCGATGAGTGACGTACCAAAGACGCGCTCAATCGGTCCTTGCAGTGGCAACGATAACGTTGGCGACTCTGCGAGCATCAAATAAGCATCGGGCGAAGCATTGGACGGATTCTCAATCCAGACGATTGGCTTGGTGAAGTCATCAGAGTCATCAAAAGCCGCCTCAATCGCTGCCAGCTCATTGGAGTCGGTGACACTCTTGTTGATGGTTCTGAGCGCTTTGCCTCGGTGGTACGTGTAGCGCTGCGTCAATCCGCTCTTACTTGCAAAGTCACTAACAAGACCGGTCTCACTCTTGTCATCAAACGGCAAGTTTGGATTGTGCATAAGCTGACGACGTTGGCCAACCCATACCTCACCGATGGCGGGCTTGGTGCTGGTGGAGCCGCTCACGTTTTGCAACCTGATATTGAGCTTGCGGTTGCTGGTGCCAAGTGTCACGCGCTGCGGATAGCTCGGTTTTGCGCCGCTGGTGTCATAAAGGAAGGTAAAGACCAGCCGCGAGTTGTCACCCGATGCGACGGTGATGGTGTCCGAGATTGTCTTGGTGACCGCTGCGCCGTTAGCGACTAGATCAACGGTGATGTCTGAGCCGTCATTGGTAACATCGCCGAAGTTGTGGCCCATGATCACTACCGTGTCAAAAGTGACATCAGAGCCAAAGGCAAAACGGAATGCTGGCGACGTGCGTGCGGTATCTGATGCCACTGTGAGCGCTCCGATGCGATCATAGGCTCTCACGCGGGCATTGCTCACCACCGTCTCATCAGTGTCATCGGTGCCACCGCTCGCAGAGTCAAACCAACCGCTTGATGCTTTGGTGATCTTGTCCGAGTTGTTGGTTGCCACCATCATCGGCTTGTCAGCGTCGTATGCGGTTTGCTCCCATGTCGCCATGTCTGCCAGTGTCACGCTCATCAGATTGCCCCTTGTGCTTGTAGGTCACGCATCGCGGGCATGATTGTCGAGCGCACATACTTCGCAACCTCAGTTTTATTCGGCAGTGCCTCGCTTCTGATGGTGATGTTGACGCCTCCAAGCGATGGAGCTGCGCCGACGGTGCCACCGTTGGCAAACCTTCCTGAGCTGTTTACACCGTCCATGTTGCTAAACATCTGCCGCATTGCTTCGACCTGGTTGACGTTCATGACGTACTCACCGGGCATCGCAAGAATCGGCACCGAGTCTTGACCTGAGACACCGCCGCGCACCATACCGCCTTGGGCGAACTTGGGCAGCTTATCAATCAGACCCTGAACAAGAGCAAGTGCTGCAACCCCAGCCCCAGCCATCGCAATCGGTCCAAAAGCTGCGGCTGATGATGCAGCGTTGGCAGCCGCTTCGACTGCCTTGGCCATGATGGTCGTCTTGGCGCTCTCAATGATTGATTTTGTGGTCTCAACAACGAGAGCCCTGGTGCCATTGATTAGCCCTTGAGTAAAGCTCTCAGACTCAAGAGCCGCCGATGCAAACGACTCACCGAGACCACCGATGAGATCCATCTGCTCTTGAGCATTATCGACTCGCTGTTGGTGAGCCTCAGCCTCTTTCTCCATCTGAATCGTCAAAAGCTCATCAAGAAGCCGAGCGGCCTTTTCTTGATCTGACAATTGTTTGTCAATCATCGCCTGTCGGTCTTTGAGAAAGCCTAGAAGGTTTCTTTCAGCTTTCTCAGTTTCCTTCTTTGCCTCTGCTTCTGTTTCCGCTTCCTCTGCAAGCTTCTCGGCTGTCTTGAGCCGAGGCTTGAAGGGGTCTTTTTGCATGTTCGCAGTGACGCGATCCATAACTTTTCCGGTCTCGGTGATTGAGTCAAAGACCCCAACCAAACCATCGCCGATCATATCAATCGATGCATCGCCCTCTTTTAGAAAATGATTGAGCGTGTCACCGGTTGACTCTGCAAGTATGTCGAGAGTCTCAAACTCAACCCCGACGGCTGAAAGCCCTTTTTGTATTAGGTTTATAGTGCCCGCGATAATGGCTTGCACCGATGTTCTAAAGCCATCAACAAGCAAATTGAAAGGACCGATGATCAGTGCTTTGGTTAAATGGAAGAGACGCTTTCCAGATTGAACAAAGAACGCCAAGAACTGCACGATCGTCTCACGGTTGTCTCGGATGGTCTTCTGAAATTCAACGCTTGCCTCTTTAGCGTCCTCCTCAAAGACCTGGACCAGAGCCAATCCAATGTCACCAAGAGCGCCCTGGGCACCCTTAAGAGCTGAGCCAACGTCATCGACGCTCTTGACCAGTTGATCATTCTCACCGCGCATCTCTCTTGATGCCTCGGTGAAGGCTGCGATGCTGCCGGTGATGAAGTCAATGACACTTTTGACCATCTCAACGCGCGATTGAAACTCCATGAAGCTGACTTGAGTTTGACCGGCAGAGCCTGCGAGCTCTTTAAATTTCTTCTTGGCCTTGTTCGCAAAGTCATCAATCGCCCTGCGAGTCTTTTTGGACTCTTTGCCGATGTTCTCAATTTTATCACTCGCCTCGTCTTTGGCGGTGATGGTGACCGGTACATCATACTGAGCCATTTATCGCCTCGCTCTCTTCATCGCTGCATCATGCTCGGCTTGAGCTCGTCTTTGACGCTCTGCCTTCATGCCATCGATCTCGGTGCTGATGGTGTCGATGGCTTCAAGCACAAACGCGGGCTCATCAAGCAAACTCGATGATGTGTAGGGTAGGACACCGTAGGCTTTCCACTCGCGGTACCAACCGAGCAGGAGGTTGACTTCAGCATCAAGCTGAGACCAAGGACACCGGCGAAGGCTAGGAGCGAACTCGAAGCCAAGCGACTCGTTTGGCTTCTCGCAACCTCGCGCCGCTCTGAACTGGTCACCCTCGGCATAGTCCTCGCCCCTGCATTGTGAGCATCCCCACTCTAGGGCTTGGTGCCCGCTCGCTAAGAAGCGAGCGCCAAGCCTTAGTCTTTTTTTAGCCCAGACCTCAACGTTGAGATCTTGGTCATCGCTTGGTAAGCCTCATCGGTTAGATCAGACTCTGCTTGATCCCAAAGACCACCACCGTCAACGATGGGATGCCCTTTGATGTCAAAGCAATTCTCAACTTTAACCACTCGAGTCTTGATGATGCGCTCAACGGCTTGCTCTGCGAAGCTGTAGACCTCATCATCGTTGAGCTTCTTATTCTTGAGCACCAGCTCACGCTGAGCTGCTCGAAGCTCTCCACCGGTCATAGGGACAAGATGCAAAATGATCTGCTCACCCTCATCACGGTCTCGGTTGTTGTCCCACTCTGGCACGTAGCGCCGCACGTCTTCTTGCTTGATATCCATGGTTTGATCCCCTTCTTGTATTATTCGAACTTGATGACAATCTCATCCTCGCCCGCGCTGGTCGCTAGAGCTCGGAATGTCATTGGCACCACTACCTCATCGCTCTGCGGTGTATCCACCGCCGCAACTTCAAACTCTGCATCATCTATTTCAATGATGAGCTTCTTGCCAGAGGTATCGCCGCAAGTGACAACGATGGCTTGAGTGCCAAAGTCTAGTCGCTTGCCAATCTCAATTGCTAGGTCACGACGGCATCGGATAGAGAGCGAGCCAGTGACATCGCGGAAGCCTGGCACGTAGTCACTCGTACCCGCAACAAACGCTTCGTCAGCGATGCCCTTGTTATTGTTCGCAACCGTAACCTCGAAAGACGTGATTGGCAGTGAGTTACCCGCCAAGGTCAGAGAGCCCAAGATGCCTGCAATCGGTGAGCCTGCGACGGTCTCAGTCGGTGCGAAGGGCTTGACCTCATCGTCATCGGTGAAGGTGATAGAGCTATCAACGGTGATGGTGTCGTTGCTGACTGACTCGACAACCAAGTCGGTGTCAGAACCAACCGAGATGACCGAGCCTGGCTTGAAGTTCTCACCCTCACCGGCGTGGACATCAAAAGACGTCCCGGTGCCAGAGCCATCGACGGTTGCAGTTGACTCACCCGCTGTGAGTTGCGCCGCGCTTGGGCTTGTGGTGGTCGGAATGTAAAGACCTGAGCTCTCACCCTCAAAGGTCACCTTCGGCTCTTCACCACCTGCGACGCTGATGGTCATTGAGTTGACGTAGCAACCGGTGAGAGTCTCCATGAAGGTCTCATTGAAGAACTGCGTCAGACTGAAGCTGCCAAGGTCTTGGTTGGTGTTGAGTGAGTAGGTGACGCGAGTGCCACCGCTGACGGTCTCAGTGCCCATCGCACCTTTAAAGAGCGGTCCAAGGTCTGGAGCTGTGCCCGCTGAACCATTTGGCAGCACGTAAGACTCAACCGACCATGTTGCCGACTTCTTGCCGGTGATTTGTTCGAGTGCTGAGCGACTCGCACGAGCATCATCGCGCACCTTGCGCTCTTGTGCTGGTGTGAAGCTCGCGTTGAGAATCACCGCCGCATCGGTGCCCGCTGGCTTAACAAATGCGGTCGCAACGTTTTCGCTGTCGATGTACGTGGTTTCTTCGTTGACGTAGAACTTACGATTGCGCCCTAGCGCATGTAATTGTGAGACTCCCATTGTGTCCTCCTTAGCTCGAGCTTACCGAGCGTTCGTATTGAATTTGAACCTGTGCCAAGACCGAGCCATCACCCCGCGCATCGGGGTCACCCTCGTCGGTCTCGAACTGCACGAGCTTGGTGTTGATTGCGTTGGTGCCGCGTGTGGGGTCAGTGTTGAGCGCCGCAATCAAGTCGTCGATGAGATTGTTGAGCTTGGCGCTTCGGTCACTCTGACTATTGCCGCTGACGTGACCGATGACGCTGACGTTGAGCGTGCACCGGATACGATTGAAAGGCTGATACTCGACTTGCTCAGCTTGTGGCACGTAGCCGATAAAGGGACGCTCACCAGTCTTGACGTCAGCATAGCCGCGAGCGAGCGCTTGCACTTTGACCACCGTGGTCTTGTACCCATTGGCGACGGTGATGCTCTCAAAGGTCGTTTGGAGATTGCTCAAGATGAGCTTGCGAGCTGGTGTTGCCATTATTCGGCACCTTCCTCGATGGCGTCCTCAACCAGACCGTCAAAGATCTCATGAATCTCAGGCAATGCTGCCTTGACCGCTGCGCCGATGTAATACTTTGGAGGCATCCGAACGCTTCGACGCAAGAAGTAAGCGACCTGGCCCTTGTCGTCTTTGAGTGTGCCGGTCTTCTTGTCGAGCCAAAGAACTTTGCTTTTCTCCGGTACTAATGAGCGAAGTGTGCTTGGGCTAGGTAAGACTTTGTTAAACCCAGAGAAAAAATCTGTGTTGTCCTCATTCGGGATTGCGAGGGCTTTGGCTCTGGTTGGCTTAATGACACCGCCTCGATCGTGTATTAATGCGTAGGGTAAACCACTGAAGACATCAATCGACGCCTCATCAGAGTCAGCAAAATAAACAGCGCCAAGCTTCCAAGATGCTCTCAGCTTTCCGCTGTGTCTTCCCTTCTCAAGCAATCGGCCAGTGCTGTCTTGAAGGTGGCGCACCATGGCCTCAGACGATTCGATGAGAGCATTGGTGACGCCTGCACCGTACTTCTCAACGAAGCCACGAGCGAAAGCCTCAATGCTGCTCGTGTCCATCTTTGCCTCAAAGTCAGCCGCCATCTCAGTCCTCGTTGTTCTTGAACTGGTCGAGCCTAAATGGTGCCAGTGGTGCG